TCTTAAGTTTAAACATATAACATTAGGTTATGATACTTGGTTGGAGAACAAGGGTATACGTCAGGCTAACTACATAGCTACATGTATTGGTATTGTATTTAATACAGCCATACGACATGAGGCATTGCTTAGTAACCCCGTATCCCTTCTCCAACGCACCAAGGAGAAGAAACGTAAGATTAAGTGGACAGAGGCACAGGTTAAAACATTCTTAGATACAGCTTATAGTAACTGGGAATGGCGTAGCATCGGACTGATTGTACATATGGCATACGAGTGGGCTCAACGTGTAGGTGATATGCGTTTACTTACATGGAACAACCTTGACCTTGAAGACAAACGTTTAGACTTAGAACAAAGTAAACGTAGGGCAGATGTACACTTACCTATTAGTGATACGTTATGTAGTATGCTACTACAACAAGAGAAAGACTTTGGCTTCCAACCATATGTAGCACCTCGACCAGAGGTTTATAACGGTGTATACACAGCGTATGGTTCAACAGATATACATAAGTTAGTGAATGAGGTTAAGGATATTGCAGGGCTACCTAAACAATTAACTGCATTAGACTTACGTAGAACAGGCATCACTGAGATGGTAGAGGCAGGGGTAGACACACTAGGTATCATGCAGGTTAGTGGACACACTAATCCTCAGAGTGTTAAGCCTTACTTAGTCAACACATTCAAGGGTGCAAGTACAGCACTAAACAAAAGGAGCAGTAACAAATGAACATAAAACATTTTGTAGATGGGCTATGTCTAAGTGAAGGAGATAGTACACGCATGTCCTGCCCTAACTGTAATGGTAACAATACTTTTACTGCATCAAAGGATGGAGGTATCGTTGTGTACAACTGTTACAAACTAGGGTGTGGTGTACGTGGTGCAGTCACTACAGGCATGACTGCCTTGGAGGTACGTAACCATATGCAAAACAGAGACATACCTATACGCAAACAACTAGAGCCTATGGCTTACCCTGAGTATGTAGTTAACCCTACGCTTGAGCACGTACTACTACACAAGTTTACTAAGCGTTGGGATCTAATCAATGAAGACATATTGTATGACGTTAAAGATAGACGAGCTGTCTTTCCTATAGTTGACAAAGGCGTAGTAGTAGATGCAGTAGGTCGTGCCTTGGATGGTGCTGTGCCTAAGTGGTACAGGTACACAGGTAATGCCTCTGTATACAAACGAGTACTAGGTAAACCCAATGGCGTGTGCGTGGTAGTTGAGGATGTTATCAGTGCTATAGCAGTAGCTCAGATTTCCCCTAACACTACAGGCGTAGCTATCTTAGGTACGTCATTAGGTCTAGCTCAAATGGAACACATAGGAGATTTCTATAAGGTTATCATAGGGTTAGACCCCGATGCTATGACGAAGACGTTAGCCTACAAGAGAGAGGTAGAGGCGTGGACAGGTAAATCAGTTAAGGCATTGAGACTTGACGATGATATAAAATATAAGTTAGATACAGATAGAGAACGATTGAAGGAGATGATAAATGATCTATGAGTATGCTATATGGGTGGCTGTTATTATGTATGCCTTGGGTGCTATACTACTCATGAACATACTTGATTCTGTACACAGAGAAGATCGTAATGCACCTATAAGGTTAGCATTGATGTGGCCTTACGTAGCCATAAGAATAATTATAGATCGTATAATATATGGAGATGATAAATGATGGAGCTCGCACTCATTAGAACTTTGATGAACAAGGAGTTCTACGATAACAACAAGGGCATAAGGTGTCCTGATGAGTTGTTCAGTAAAGATGTTCGTAAAATGAAGCAGACGCTAGACTATGCCATGACTACGTATGAACGTAGCCTGACTGCATCAGAGTTAGAGGCTTTGTTCTTTGCTAACAACAGTACTATGACTACTGCTACCAAGCAGGTGTACACTGATTTGTTTAAACGTATAGCTCGTGAACAACCTATGAACCAAGACATAGCTGATGAGGTATTGTCTAAACTATTCCAACAGGTACTAGGTAATCAGGTAGCTAACATAGGATTTGATTATGTTAATGGATCTCTTGATAGCCTTGAACCTTTACGTAACTTAGTAAAGAAATATCAGGATGACTTCACGCCTAACTTAAACATAGAGTTCGGTGATATAACTATTGATCACTTACTTAAAGCTAATGCCATACAGTCTCAATGGAAGTTTAATATACCTAGCCTATCACGACAGGTAGAAGGTATCAGCGGTGGTCACTTAGTTATCGTAGGTGCTAGGCCTAACACAGGTAAGACAAGCTTTCATGCATCTCTGTTAGGTGCACCTGATGGCTTTGCATCTCAAGGTGCTAAGTGTTTGATACTGTGCAACGAGGAATCATATGAACGTGTAGGTGCACGTTACCTGAGTGCCGCATCAAGCCTATCTATGGAAGAGGTCAAGGGTAACTATGCCCTAGCCGCAACAAGGTATGAGCCTGTGCGAGAGCAGATCAATTTGTATGACAGTACAGGTAAGGACATGGCGTGGGTAGAAGCTATCATCAAAGCTTACCGTCCTGATATAGTTGTATTAGATATGGGAGATAAGTTTGCCGTTAAGAGTAGCGACAAGTCAGATGTGTACCTTAAGAATGCGGCTATTCATGCACGTAATATAGCTAAGCAATATGACTGTGCTATCATATGGATGTCTCAGTTATCTGCCGCAGCAGAAGGTATGGTCAATCCTGATCAGTCTATGCTTGAGGGATCTAAGACAGGCAAGGCGGCTGAGGCTGACCTTATGGTGCTTATATCTAAGAACCCTGTACTAGCTGACACCGCCGATGATGCAGATGATTCGCAAAGATATTTAGTTATAGCTAAGAATAAGCTACAAGGAGGATGGCATGGTAAGATTACATGTACATTAGATGGGGCTAGGTCACAGTACTTAGCATAGAAAGGAGTAGACTATGGAATTAGTTCTTGATGTAGAGAACACAGTCACACATAGGGGTGGCAAGATGCACCTCGATCCTTTCGAGGCAACCAATAAGTTAGTACAGGTAGGTGTACAGGAAGTTGTATCAGGCAACCAATCTATATATAACTTTGATCACACTGAAGCTAATGACTATGATGGTAGTCAAGCTAAAGCACTACAAGATTATCTAGATAGAACAACGCTACTGATCCTACACAATGGGCAACACGATATGCCTTGGCTATGGGAGAGTGGGTTCAAGTATGATGGTCTTATATATGATACGATGTTAGCTGAGTATGTGCTAATGAGAGGCAATCATATTGAGATGACATACACTGGTGCTTTCAAGAAGAAGTCACTGGCGTTAGGTGAGTGTGCCATAAGACGTAAGCTAGACTTTCAGAAGGATGACACACTAAAGAAATACTTTAAGGATGGTTACAACACTAACGAGATACCACTCAAGGAACTTACGTACTACTTACAGTGTGATCTATCTACTACTCGTGCCTTGTACTTAGACATAGAGGCAGACTATGCTCAACCTGAGAGTGAATCATTACGTAATATAAAAGACATAACATTTAAGGTATGCCTAGCATTGTCTCGTATGTATTCATCAGGCATCAAGGTAGACTTGAAGGCATTGGATGAGGTGCGTAAGCAGTTCGAAGAAGAGAAGGCAGACATTGAAGGTAGACTAGGCATCAAGGTACGTAACCTCATGGGTGACACACCTATCAATCTTAATAGTCCTGCTCAGATGTCGGAGGTTGTATATAGTATGCGACCCAACAACAAAAAAGAATGGGTAGATCTATTCGATCACACCAAGACAGACAAAGAGTATAAGAGTGCAGTTAAGGCTAACACTACAATGGTACGCAAGACTACAGCGTTTACTTGCCCTGAGTGTAAGGGTGAGGGTAGTGTGTACCGTATCAAGAAGGATGGTACTAAGTTTGCTAGGCCTAACAAGTGCAAGCCATGCGAGGCTAGAGGCTATCAACTTAAGAAGACTAATCAGTTGGCAGGGCTAGGCTTCATGCCTCCCTCAAAGAAGTGGGTAAGTGCTAACGGATTCAGTACAGGCAAGGACAACTTAGATACGTTGATGTCCACAGCTAGGGCTAATGGTATGGACAGTGCGGTTGACTTCTTAGGAGATCTCAAACGTCTATCAGCTATCAGTAGTTACCTATCTAGTTTTGTTGAAGGTATATCTGTATTTACAAAAGAGGATGGTTTCCTGCACGTAGGTCTAACGCAACACATCACCAGTACAGGCAGGTTCTCAGGGCGCAACCCTAACATGCAGAACATGCCCAGAGGTGGTACGTTTCCTGTTAAGAAGGTGTTCGTATCTCGATGGGAGGGAGGCTACGTGATGGAGGCTGACTTTGCTCAGTTAGAATTTCGTGTTGCCGCATTCTTATCTCAAGATACTACAGCCATGAAGGAGATAGACACAGGCTTTGACGTACATAGTTACACCGCTAAGGTTATCTCAGAGGCCGGTCAGCCTACCTCTAGACAAGATGCTAAGGCACACACCTTCGCCCCTCTCTTCGGGGCTACAGGGTACGGTAGAAGCCCTGCTGAGGCGGCGTACTACACACACTTCATTAAGAAGTACAAAGGTATAGCGGCATGGCACAAGAAGCTAGGCGATGAGGCCATACGCTTTCAGAAGATTACTAACGTTGGCGGTAGGCAGTATGCTTTCCCTAACACAGAGAGAAGACCCAATGGTATGCCTACTAACTTCACCATGATAAAGAACTATCCGGTGCAAGGGTTTGCCACTGGGGATTGTGTACCTGTAGTACTACTAGAGTTAGAGGATAGGCTTATGTCTATGCGATCTAAGGTAGTCAACAGTGTGCATGATTCAATGGTGATAGACATACACCCATACGAAAAGGATCAGGTGATAGAGATCATCAACACCTTGAACATGGATCTAAATGAGATCATCTATAAATACTATAAGGTTAAGATGAATGTACCCTTATTATTAGAAGCTAAGATTGGCCCAAATTGGCTTGACACAAAGGACGTTTGACGGTATAACTTAGCATCCCAGAAACCCTCATACATAAAGGAAAAGATATGAGTACAGAAATACAAACACTAAACATAGAAGGTATGTCGTTATCGGAGGCGATGGGCATGTCAGCACCAACAGGTGGATCACAATCTACACTGCCACGTATTAAACAAATACACTCAGCTATTACAGTAGAGGATTCAGAAGGTGATGAGAAGATCGTCGTACCTATTGGAGCATATCAAGTAACATTGCCTGATGGTGAAGTAGTTTATAGTAAGACAATTACAATGAGGTTATTCTCTCAGCGTATGCAATGGCAACGATGGGATGCAGGTGCAAACACTATGCACAAGACATTACTTTCGGGAAACCTGAATGTAGACTTGAAGGATACAACAGGCAGACATAATTGTGGTAGGCCATCAGGTTACATCAAAGATTTCAAATCGTTACCAGAAGAAATGAAGTCAGTGATACGTGACGTGAAGCGTACAAAAGTTATGCTTGGTATGGTCAGGTTAGATAAGCCTATTGATGAGCAAGGTAATGCAGTAAAAGGACATGACGAGGAGATCCCCTTCGTAATGGACTCAAAGAATACTGAATCAAACAAGGCTATAGATGCAGCGTTAGCTCAGATTATGGCTAAGAAACTTACACCCGTAGAACACACACTCAACATGGGTAGTGCTAAACGTGATATGAATAGTGGTGGTAAGTATGCTGTTATTGTTCCTTCATTAGGTATAAAAGTACCCTACAAACCAGAAGATAGTCAGACGCTTAAGTCCTTCCTTGAATGGATTACTAATACTAACACATGGGTAGAGAGTAAGTTCAATGAGATGGCTAAGGCATATATATCTAATGAAGATGCAGAGTTGGTAGGTTCTATTGTAGAAGTTAAAGAGTTCGAGGGATGATCCATCCTGCTGAGTTATCAGTACACTCTTTCTTACGTTCTGCTATAGAGGGTAAGGCTTCTATGAGTGATGAAATAATAGAGCAGGTAGCCGCTGATGTGGTTGCCGCTTTACACAAGCAGTTCAATGGTGGCCCTCGTGATGAGTTTCGTTTACGTATGTCTAACATAGGAAGGCCTAGATGTCAGTTGTGGTTTGCTAAGAATGACCCAGAGACTGATGTAAACAAACCAACTTCCTTCATGCTTAACATGTTGATGGGAGATTGGACAGAAGCTATATTCAAAGGCGTACTACGTGCCTCTGGAGTAGAGTTTAAGGACAATGATAACGTTGCACTTAAGGTAGGTGACACATCTATCAAGGGTGAGTTTGACATGATCTTAGACAACAAGGTAGATGATGTTAAGTCTACTACACCTTACGGCTATGATAATAAGTTTATTAATTATGAAACGCTTAAAGGTAAGGATGACTTTGGTTACATAGCTCAGCTTGTAGGTTATGCTAGAGCTTCCGGCAAAGAGGTCGGAGGTTGGTGGGTAATCAACAAAGCTAATGGTAGCTTTAAGTATGTACCTGCAGAAGAGTCAGATGCAGATACGGTAATGGAAACAATAAAGGGTACAATAGATTATATTAATAATGATGAACCTTTTGCTCGTTGCTTTGAACCGGAAGAAGAAACCTATCGCAAGAAACCTAGTGGTAATTTTAAGCTAAACAAAACCTG